TTTACGGAGTACCTGCATAACTATGGCTATTAATAGAACATCTCCCAAGAAGGGTAAAGTTGTAGACATACCTGATGCACCAACTATTGGTACGGTATCTACTTACACGTCGTCAACTGCAGCAGTTCCATTTACTGCAGCCACAAAAGGTGGACCAGTATCTATTTACGAAGTATTTTCTGGTAGCACATCTTACGGAACTGGAACTTCTAGCCCAGTAACCGCATCTGGTCTTTCCGCTAGCACAGCATATACATTTACTGTAAAAGGCAAAAATGCTACTGGATATTCAGAGGCAAGCGCAGCATCAAATTCAATTACAACATTAAGTGCTATTACGTTTGACTGGCTTGTAATTGCTGGTGGTGGAGGAACTCCTGGCGGAGCAATCTCAGGCGGTGGCGGTGCTGGTGGTTATCGTACTTCTGTTGGAACAACAGGTGGCGGTGGAACAACCGAATCTGCAGTTACATACTCTACTGGCTCAAGTTTTACAGTGACTGTCGGTGGTGGTGGTGCTGGTAGAAATATGTCTATTGACGGTGGCAACGGCGATTCATCAGTATTTGGAACAATTACTACCGTTGGTGGTGGTGGTGCTGGAGGTTACTCTGGAACTAGGTCTGGTGTTGGTGGTGGTTCTGGTGGTGGTGCTATTGGTAACGATAGCGTTATTCGCTCTGGTGGTTCTGGTACTGCTAATCAAGGTTATGCAGGTTCTCAAAACTATGCAGCATCATATTACCCAGCAGGTTCTGGTGGTGGTGCTGGTGGTGCGCCAGCAAATGGTACAGGAAACCGAGCACCTGATGGTGGTATAGGTATTACATCTAACATTACTGGTACTTCGGTTGCTCGCGGTGGTGGTGGTGTTGGCTCAATTAACACTGGCGGAACTGCTGGAACAGCAACCGCTGGCGGTGGAGCAGCATCTACTTCTGGTAGCGCTGGTGGAGTATCTGGTACAGCAAACACTGGTGGTGGCGGTGGCGGTATGTACGCTAACAGCGGACAATACAGTGGAAGCGGTGGTTCTGGTGTAGTTATTCTTCGCTATGCTGATTCTTTGCCAGACTTAACAAGCATTGGCGGAGGTCTTACATATACAAAGACAACTCCAACTGGTTACAAGGTTTATACATTTACAGCAGGAACAGGAACGGTAACTGTCTAATGGCACACTATGCATTTCTTGATGAAAACAATATTGTCACAGGAGTAATTCCTGGTAAAGATGAGAATGAACTTATTGATGGGCTAACTCCCGAAGAGTGGTATGGAAACTTTAGGGGTCAGCGTTGTATCAGAACATCTTACAACCACAGGATTCGCAAGCATTATGCTGCTATTGGTGATTCATATAATGAAAGACTTGATGCTTTTATCGCGCCACAATGTCACGATGAAGCAGTTCTTAATGAAGAAACTTGCACTTGGGATTGCTCCAATGCAATACATACCTTTGGAGGTAACCAATGACTAAAGCACGTGACCTAGCCAATGCTGGCACAGCCCTAACTACAGTATCTGCTACAGAACTGGGCTACCTAGATGGCGTAACTTCTGCTGTGCAGACACAGATTGATGCTAAGTTGGCTACGTCAACTGCTTCATCTACCTATTTGACATCAGCGACTGCTGCATCTACCTATGCTACTTTAGCGCTTACGCAGAATGCGCAGACTGGAACCAGTTATACTTTTGTTCTTGCCGATGCTGGTAAGTTGGTAGAATTTAATAATGCTTCTGCTATTACAGTTACAGTACCAACAAATTCATCTGTTGCTTATCCTGTCGGAACTCAAATTAATTTACTTCAAACTGGTGCTGGTCAGGTAACAGTATCTGCTGGTAGCACAACGGTTAATGGTACTCCTGGATTAAAATTAAGAGCACAATGGTCATCTGCTACTCTTATTAAACGTGCTACAGATACTTGGGTTCTTGTCGGCGATTTGAGCGCGTAATGCAAATACTTGGAACAATAGCAAGTAGTTACACGGTTCTTACTCCTACAAGCGTTGATTACCTTGTTGTTGCTGGTGGCGGTTCAGGTGGTGCTGGAAACAATGGAGCAGGTGGCGCTGGTGGTGCGGGCGGATTTAGAACTGGAACAGGTTTTAGCGTAACCGCTGGAACAAGTTACACAATTACAGTTGGCAATGGTTCGTCATCAGTTGGCAGTGGTTCATCTGGCGGTAAGGGTAGTGACTCAGTATTTGCTACAATTACATCTACTGGTGGTGGTTATGGTGGCTATGATATAGATGGCGGACCTGGTGGTTCAGGTGGCGGAGCGGGAGCGCGTGGCTCTTCTGGTCAAATCCAGAGCGGAGGATTGGGTAACACTCCAAGTACAACTCCATCGCAAGGCAATAACGGTTCTCAAAATAGCCCTAATATTTCTAACTGGGGTGGAGGCGGTGGCGGTGGTGCTTCTTCTGCTGCAACAGACGCTTCATCAAACGTTGCTGGTAATGGTGGAAATGGAACAGCATCATCAATCACAGGTACATCGGTAACTTACGCAGGTGGCGGAGGTGGAGGTGCTTGGAACAGTGGAGCAGGCGGTGGTACTGGTGGAACTGGTGGTGGAGGTAACGGTGGTAAAGGCGTTGCCGTTGGCTCTAATGGAACTGCCAACACAGGTGGTGGCGGTGGTGGCGGTGGTCAAGACCGCGCTGGTGGCACTGGCGGTTCTGGTGTAGTAGTTATTGCTTACCCAGATACATTTGCAGCACCGACTTCTATTTCAGGTCTTACATATGACCAACCAAGTCGTTCTGGTTACAGAGTTTATCGCTTTACTGCTGGCTCTGGAACAATTGTATTTTAATTAAAACTTTTCTATCTAAGGAGTAACGTGGCTGGTCGTGACATAACAGATGGTAGAGCCGAACGGTCTATCGCAGTTGACATTGGTGTAGTTTCTTCTACAGCAATCTGGCAGAACACCGATATGTCTTACGACGTAGCCATTGGTGGACTCCCATTCTTCTATGCAATCAATGACTCACGCCCTTATATCCGTCAGACTGCACCCTTTCGTAAGGACCAGTTCGACAATGGTAGCGAGCCTGGCGAGCAGTCTCTAACTGGTTGGTGGATTCGCAGCCAAGCATCGTTCCACTCTGGCTCAGGTATCAAATTCTTTGACCCTGCAACAACAGATGAGAACGGGCGCTATCGCTTTGCTGATTCTAAAGGTGTAGATGTATGGACCAAGGGACAGGTAACACTACTCAAGTCTTGCACATCTACTCACACAATAACAGGTCCTATTGCATCTAATGGTGTCACACAGCAACACTTGCGCCCAATTAAATGGAGCACAACAAAAGGCGTATTGTTATTAGATGAATACGATATTGATAAAATTGCAGCAGACGGAACTGTAACTCACTTTGTTGACTACAATGCTGGAACTGACACACCAGTGTATGCTATGTGCGATGACGGTACATACGCCTACTGGATTACCAATACGGCAACCAAGAAGACTGTATACAAGAAGCCATTGACTGGCTCTTCCGCATCCAGCGCGGACGTTGTAACTATGTTTGATGAGATTGGGCTAGTTGTCAACGCAGCAATGGAGTATGTCAAGGACCGTATTGTGCTCTGTGCTGACAACAAGGTATATGAGTTCTCTACATCAGCGAGCGCTATGCCTACCGCAGTCTACACTAATTCAAATACTGGACACGTTTATACATCAATAGCAGCATCGGGTCCCGCTATCTATGTTGCTGGTTACAATGGTATTCAATCAACCATACAAAAGTTCACACTATCTACCGCTGGAGTAATGCCTACTCTTACATCAGCAATTACCGCAGCAGAACTTCCAGTTGGTGAAATTGTCCACAAGATTCATTATTACCTTGGCTATATGTTGATTGGCACTAACAGAGGCGTACGCGTGGCAGCAGTATCTGACCAAGATGGCTCACTCAACTATGGTCCACTTATCGTGGAAACATCACAGCCTTGTTTTGACTTTGCTTCCCGTGACCACTATGTATGGTGTGCCACAGGAGTAGCAGGTGAGCCTGGGGTAATCCGCATTGACCTATCTAATGAGTTAGAAACCCTGCGCTTTGCTTACGCTAACGATTTATATATAGATGGCGTTACTGGATATAAGACAACAGCGTGTGCCTTTATTGGTAACGATGACCCAACGGTAGCGGATAGACTTACATTCTGCACAGCAAATACTGGAACAGCAGATGGTACTATCTACATTGAAAGCGCATCAACTCTTCGCACATCAGGCTACCTAACTACAGGTAATATCAGGTATGGAACTCTTGAGCCTAAAAACTTTAAGCGTTTGCTTGGACGCGGTGAGTTCACCTACGGCTCAATGACTCTTGAGACTGTGGACAAAGAAGGTACAGAGTATGACCATATCTCATACGATGCATCTATCGACCCTATCGAAGTAACTACATCCTCTCCTGCAACAGCGCAGGAATATGTAGCCTATAAGTTTATCCTCTATCGTGACGGCACCGATAACACCAAGGGTCCTGTATTCAAGGGCTATCAGGCTAAGGCAACTATTGCTACACCTCGTCAACGTGTTATCCAGTTCCCTGTTTACTGCTTTGATTTAGAGACCGACAGATATAATTCAATGGTTGGATACGAAGGCAAAGCCTTTGAAAAGATTCAAGCACTTGAAGATGTAGAAGAATTGGGTGACGTACTCACCTGGCAAGACCTAACTACTGGCGAATCTCGTCAAGCAGTTATTGAACAAGTATCATTTCAGCGAGCAACACCACCTGACAAGCGCTTCAGCGGCTTCGGCGGTGTCATCAACATAACCATCCGTACCGTATAACTCTTAGGAGCGCAATCAATGACCGCATCAAACTGGGCTGGACTAATCGTATCAATCATTGCAATCGTCACCGCATTTGCTGGAAGCGTGCGCTGGTTAGTTAAGCACTATCTTAGTGAACTCAAGCCGAACTCTGGGAGTTCATTAAAAGATTCGGTCATTAGACTCGAGGAAAAGGTAGAGATTCTCTATCAGATTATGATTCAAAGGGGAAGGAATGAATGAAACCTGTAGCCAAGAAAGCGACACCTGCTGCGATTGCTGTGCTTCGCCAAGCGACTGCGCTATTTCCGAAGAGGAAGAAAGCAAGTGACGGTTTACTTCCATCTAAGGAGCATCTCAAGCAAAACCCTAACTCTGACCATAACACTGGGTACGCTGTAGATTTAACCCACGACCCAAAGAACGGAATCAATTGTGTTGATTTGTTCATTAAGTTGCAAGACGACAAGCGTGTAAAGTACCTGATATTCCAGGGTAAAATTTGGTCCCAGAAAAACGGGGTCAGCGTTTACACGGGCTCAAACCAGCATAACAAGCACATACATATTTCAATCAATGACAACTCAGGTGATGACGATTCGCCCTGGTTTCCTTGGTTGGGAGACGCTAAAGCAGTAGGCAAAATTGTTTCCAAAGTAAAACCACTACCAAAGAAGGATACCAAATGAAGAGATTCAAATTATCTGAGAAGCACAAGAAAGCTCTCAAGGACTACGCGCTGGCAGTTGTGGCTGCTGCTGTGACTATGGGTATCGCACTCGTCACAGATATGGCACCTCAGTACGCTGTAGTAATCGGCGCATTAGCTGCACCATTGACCAAATGGGCTAGCAAGAACTCAAAGGACTACGGTCCTGGCTCTGCAGAGTAGCCTTTATAAGCCCTAGAAGGGCATTTTAAGACAAGAAGACCCCCAACCCTAGCATCACTGCTATGGAAGGGGGTCCTTTTGTCATTTCTAGCCAAGCAAGTCCGACCACCCCTGGTGGCAGGAGCTAGAAATTCTAATCGTCGTCAGCCTCTAAATCCTCAAGGTATTCAGAGTAAGCATCCCAGTCTTTCTTGTGTCGGTAGTTGTTGTATCTATCTACAATCTCGTAGACTACATCACGAATCGCTAGTGCAACTAGCGCACCTATAATCACTTCAGCCATTATATCCCCTTATAATATATATATTATATAATATATATAAGACCCCTTCGGGGTCTATATATTATATTATTATATATAATTATACACATGAGTCTGAACCTAGAAGGTAGGCTGCTAACCTACATGGCCTGACCGATGGTGTATACTTACACCACGATGATACAACTCGGAGAATATACATTACCTGAGCATGTCTCATATTCTGCGTTCTCGACCTATGTGGATTGTGGGTACCAGTATTACCTGGGCCGACTCCTGATGGTACCCGAAGCGCCATCTGTTTGGTCGGTAGGTGGGTCAGCATTCCACCGTGCTACCGAACTATGGGATTTGGAGAACGTATGATACATGAGCTGTGGTCTAAAGCATGGGCCGAAGAACTTGGTGACACCGACTTAACCAATGCACGTGTTGGCGGTAGGGCAACCAAGGCAAACCCTAACAAGGAAGACGAATCCTTTTGGCATGAGTCAGGTCCTCGATGGGTGCAAGCCTACATTGATTGGCGCAAAGCCAATACTGATTGGAAGATATGGAAGACACCGCAAGGTGTACCTGCCATCGAACTTGAAATGTTACCCAAGTTTGCTGGTGTTCCTGTTAAGATGATTCTCGATAGAGTCTTTGAAGTCAATGGCGAACTCGTTATCGTCGACTTGAAGACATCTCAACAGACACCTTCCAATACATTACAACTTGGTTTCTACAAGATTGGTTTACAGAAAACCTTTGGAGTTGATATCAAGTGGGGCACGTACTTCATGGCACGACAGCATGGAGTCTCACCGCTAGTCAGCCTCGACCAGTACACAGAGGAGAAGCTGGAGTACTTGGTAGATGGATTTGACAGAGCACGCAAGGCAGGTATATTCTTGCCTAACACAAACAACTGCCAATATAAATGTGGACTAACAGCACACTGTCAGTTCTCAACAAAGATAGGATAAACATGGAAGACTGGAAACTACAGGTCTCTTACAAAACACCAGCAGGTGACATGATTAATATTCGTGCTAACACAGCCGATGAACTAAGCGTGTTGCTTGAAGGTGTCGGGGACTACTCTACACAAGTTGCATCTGTACAGCGATTGGTTGTTGGTGCATATAACGCGGCCCCTTTGGGGACCACTGGTTCAACAGCAGGCACAACGCCCTTGCAATCCTCCGCTCCAATCCAGCAGGCAGCAGCATCCGTTGGAGCGCCACCGTCCGCGGTAACTCCATCAGGAACAGCGAGCCCGACTTGCGTTCACGGGGCGAGAATCTTCCGACAGGGAGTGAGCAAGACAAGTGGGAAGCCTTACGCTTTCTGGGCATGTCCGACACCTCAGGGCACACCTGACCAATGTAAGCCAGTAAACTAATAATATGATTGAGCGTAGCCATCGTTACACACCAGAATGGTGGCTACGTTCTTTCTTTCTAGAAGGGGATGATAAATGCGTACACTTGTCAGAAGCGTTGGTCGCACCAGTATCGGTGGCGAACCACTCCCTAGTTGCTTTAAGGCGTTCGAATCGAACAAGATTATCATACGCCGAAGTGAAGTTTCAATGTTCGCAGCAGCGCCAGGTGTAGGTAAGTCCACACTAGCACTTGCTTTAGCTTTGAAGATGAGAGTACCGACTCTCTACATATCAGCAGATACCAACGCACACACTATGGCCATGCGATTGGCCTCAATGATTTCAGGTAAGTCACAAGGTGATGTTGAATCACTGATGAATACTGACCATGGCTGGACCAAAGCAACACTCTCACGTGGCTCACACATTGTGTGGTCATTCGAATCAGCACCATCATTGCAAGACATTGACGAAGAAGTTCAGGCATTCGAAGAACTATGGGGATGCCCACCAGTTTTGATTGTAGTAGATAACCTAATGGATGTAGCCACCGATGGTGGCGAAGAGTTCGCTTCAATGCGTGCGATAATGAAGGAG